AGAGGACTGACGGCCCCTTGGGTCGTCAGCAATCTTTGATCGCTACCTATTATCCGATAAGGATTTTTCTTTGTGATAAATTCGTTATCACAAATGATTAATGGATAGTAATCAGAGGTTGTAGGTTTAAAACCTGGAAGCTCAGGATTCAATTTCTGAGCCATACTGGCTGTCAATAAACTTATATTGATATCACCAGTCCAAGGACTAAACCTATTGATCTTGTCGAGAACGCAATGACTACGATTTGTAATCATTGGACGTTTAACGTCAAGATCAAGAGGACTTGAACCAGAAAGTCCGGCCAAGCCGAAGACTGACTGACTTTTCAAGTCCCAAGCATCTTTGAATCTCCAACCATGGTAACCTGTCAAATTGACAGGATTACCCTTGTTTGGCTGTGTATATAACACAGGCTTGCATATCCTAGAAATAAATTCTCTGGAAAGAGAAACCGAGGATTTAACCTTCCTCGAAAATTCTAGTGTTTTGCCAGCAATAAGATCATCGACGCTATATTCCTCAACAAATGACTTGATCTTTCTGATTTTATGCCAATTAAGGGATAAATCAGGAAGGTCGTAATTAAGACCTCCGATATTAGTCGAAAGACGAGAAGGTACAACTCTATCATTATAGAGTCGTACTTCCTCGTTGAATCGACTATTCCGAAGAATCCTAATATACTCATTGTAAGGAACAGAATGCAGAGCTTTTAATTGAGCAAGAGACGAACCTACAGTAATGTAGTTTTGTTCTTGTTTCAACGAAGGCAAACCGAACGCAGGTGCGATCGGCATAACTCCAACTAGCTCTCCATTCGAATAAAGCCTCTCAACGAAGACATATTTAGTACTATGTAAATAGTCCTTATCTAAGTTGACGACTCCTCCTAAACTAGTGACTAATTTATTGTAATTAATAGACTCAATTTCACTAGTATGGAAGGCAGCATCATCACCACAAGTTAATAAAATTTTCTGCCCGTGGGTTTCCCTATGACAGAATTTTGTAACGAGTGGTAAGATGGGCCAAGACAATGGTTCCCCCATACATGGACCCTTACGTTGAACGCCGATAACCTTAAAGTTGTCTGAGATAAACGATACATAATCGTTTTCAAATCGTTTAACATAAGCTTCTATGACTGTGAGCTCCATTGACGAATGACTCCCCGATTTGACGAGGTCGATATCCATAAGGAGAGTTGGCAGCTGATCAGGCGTAATACCTGATCGTCTGTACAATTCTGGTTCCTTTGAATATTCGGTCTCCCAAAACGGGTCACGGATTCTAAACTTCCTAAGCATAGGAGGTTCAAAATCTGTAACTTTGACAACATTCTTATATGAAATTTTAAATTCCCCTATAAGATTCTTTTCTTCAAGATTAGGAGAAGATATAACAATATCTCTCCCATCGGCTGGATAAATCCAGTTGATATAATCTTGAGCAAAAGGAAGATCAAAAAAGTATCCGAGGTCAATAAACCTTTGATACATCGATCTAATGATGTCAAAAGAGTAGTTATCTGTTGCTAACGACAAATCTTGCGAACGAATTAATCTTTTAAAGTGCGGTCTAAGTACTTTGTACTGACCACCCTTAAGAGATTGACTCATAGCAGCGTCTGTTTCCATCATCGAGTTGACACGGTCTCTTAAAAAAGAGCCCAAAACTTGAACTGGAACAAGACTTTTTGTCGGTATCCTATATTTGCCTCCTCGTTCTTTAAGGACGAGGACAGTAATAGGATTTCTTGGGAATAATGTAATTATATTCCAACAAGCAGCAGTTAACAAAATTGTCCTAGCTTGACCGACGAACCATTCTCGGCTGACCGCTTCTTTGAAGGGTCGACTAAGAACTCGTCCACTTTTCATGACCTTGGTAAGAGTTACTGGAAAATACCAGTAATCAGTTTGGCGTTCAACCATAAACTTCTCAGTTTGTTGTTCACCAAAAACCAAAGTCTTGCAAAAGTAGCTAGACAAAGCCCATCTATCAGGAATCGACTTAAGCCCGGCTCTAAGCCGGCAAGTCTGATACTTGATAAGATGAGAATAAAGACTGCTTTGACCTCCTTTCTTTCGGGTTCTCTCAAGAGAACTCTTACTCGAAATAGTCAAAACAGTCGGTTTGTCGGATCTATGCATCGGAAGCCATCCAGAGATAAATTCTAAGAATCTATCTTTAGAATCAGGATCCACAATGCCTTCCTCACTAACCCTATCTACGTATGAATATACAGTAGGTTCTGGTCCGTGAGGAAGTGATCTGACAATATACCTGCCCCAAGCGCAAACTCTTTCACTCAAATAAGGAAGAAAAACCCTAAATGAGCCCGAGAGTTCACCTTCTTTATCAAAGAATCTCTTTTCACAATAATTGGCGAATGATTTACACTCGCTAATCATTGAGTCAGGAGACTCAAACAATAAATAAGGTAATTTATTCCTGAGGAATCGACAGATTCGATCAGGAACACGCTTGAAGCATGTTGTGACAAAACCTCTTATAGTCTGATAAACTCCTTCTATCTTCGTGAGAAGATCGAGAGAATTTTGACGCCTATAGAGGTCTTTTCTCTTTACACCATTTATCCAAACCCGGATCGCTTCAAAACGCTCTGGATGGGAAAAAAGGTAAGGAGAAACTTGTTTATCATATCCGAACCGAGCGAGATTATAATATATTCTCATCTGTTCTGGTATAAAAACAAGATTGTCACGAATGTACTTGTCAAACACATCAAAACTTGGAAATCTAGGTGATTTAACGCACTTAGAAAAATCAAGCTTGAAGTATTGATCAAGTACATTTCTGTAACGACTCATAAACCTCAGTGAACCGAACAATCGGTATTGCTGAGAAGAAAAGTCGAGACAGAAGTTCCCCACAATACGACCTCCGTCAAGACGAAGGTCGCTCATAAATTGATATCCCTCAACAGGGACATCAATTAATGAGGTTAGGAACTTCATTTGATAAACATGTTAGACATGGACTTAACCATGTCTGAAAACTGCTTCATCTGAGCCAAGAAGGCAGGATCAATATAAAATCCTGACGACTGAGGAGGATAAGCAGACATGTTCATCATAGGATTGAAAGTAGGATTGGGTCGACCCATCTTACTATAATCCATAGGTATGGTAACATTGTTATCCCGAGGTTTCTTTAACCTTAATTTAGGTTTGTTCTTCCAATCAGGAAACTTCTTTTTCAATCGAGCTAGCTCATTTGCAAAAGAACGTTCCTGAGGGGTAGAAGGATTCGAAACCAACGGGATACCTTTAAATTTCTCTTTGATCTTTGACCATAAAATCTCGACTTGTGCCTGGTCTGTAGCAGTCTTTTTAACCTGCGACGATGACCAGACACTAAAAGTATCTTTCGATACTTTGCCGGATTTGAGGTCTTTCTCAAAGAGAGAACCATATTTACCATAACCAGAGATAACCCAGTTAGGAAGCCTGTCATTTTTCAAATTCAATATTTGAGAAAGACGGGTAATAGCATCAGGAGAGATTCCAAAGAATTCTACTCTAGATGCACCTTTCTGACGTTGTTTCTGATTAGACTTAACCTCAGGCAGTATCTGATCTTTAGAATCAGGTATAACTACACGAGGTTTAGTCTTTTTCTCTTTTCTCTCTGGAAGTTTTTTCCCTTTTGGGATAACTTTCTCTTCCTCCTTTACAGGGGGAATCTCCTTTTTCAAAGGAACTTTGCTAGTACTAGCAACAGAAAGGAAAGAGCGAGGATTTATATGTCTAGCATATAATTTTGCGGATTCAAAATGAACTGAATCTTCAAAGGTTTCTGCTATTTCGCCAAAGTACACAACAGTACCTTGGCCAATATAAATACTCCTGATAGACCTATATGTAAAATCTAAGGAGAAAAACAATTTTTCCTCACTCTCAAGTTTAACTGCCTGAGTATCGAATTGTTGAAACATTTCGATAAACTTAGGTTCTACTTGAGACAGATCTGCCAGATGGGCGAATTTAATACCATAGTC